GGCTCGAGCTTGTCTAGGGCGAGCCGTCCGACGACATAGGCCGGATCGACGATAAGGCGATGCGCGGCTCGATGGTGGACCTGTACAACATCGTGCCCGGCGTCGGGCACTCCGCCCTCGCACTAGACGGCCCGGTCTTCGCGGACACGTTCCCGTTCCTGACCGCGAACCTGCTCGGCGACGTGGTCTACCAGGGCACCGCGAACGGCACGGCCACTACCCTTGCCGCAGCGGTCACGCCGGCGCAGATCACCGCGGGCGCCACCTCCGTGCAGTCCGCAGCGTCGCTCGCGGCAGGAACGCAGTTCCAGATCGACACCGGCAACAACGCGGAGATCCGCACCGTCTCGTCGGTCACCGGTGCCGGGCCATTCACGCTGAACTTCACCCAGGCCCTTCGGGTGCCGCACGCCTCCGGCGTCGCGGTCACCCCGGTCGGCGCCCCATACATGACGCTGTGCTCCGTGCTCAACGGCGGCGGGGTCGGCGGGCAGGCCCAGCCGGCCACCCACACGCTCACCGATATCAACCAGGTCACGACCGCCGGAGCCCGGCAGTACTCCAGCCTCGCGGTCGAGGAAATCGCCCTGAAGATCTCCCCCGAGGCGCTTTACACCCACTCCTCCAAGGCCCAGGCGTTCCTTTCCGCCCCGGCCAGCGCCCCGATCACTGGCCTCGCGGCCTCCGGCGTTGGGCCGACCGCGGGCTGGCAGTCCTCTATCTCCCTGGCCGGAACCGCGGTCGGGAGCATCGAGTCCGCGGACCTGACCCTCAAGAGGGTAATCCAGGTGATCCAGACCGCGGACGGCACCCAGCAGCCGTACCAGATCCGCCGTGGCCCAGTCTCGGTCGAGGGCAAGTACCGGATCATCGCCCGGGACGAGTCCCCGCTGCTGGCCTACCTCGCGCAGAATAACGTCGCCCTGTCCTTCGCGGTGGACAACGGCGCGGTGGGCGCGGGACAGCTGCAGACCCGGCTCGACGTCGGGGCCGCCCGCTACATCACCGGCACGAAGATCGCCCGAGACAAGGAGGCCGTGGCGTTCGAGGTGCAGTTCGCCTCGATCCCGACCGCATCCCTGGCGGGCTGGTCCGGCGGGGTGTCTCCAGTGCGCTGCACGCACATTAACGCTATCGCGCCGAACACCTATGCCTGACCTCAAAGGGGAAGCACACCGTGCACGACGAGATCGACCAGGTCCTCTCTACCCTCCCGGCGCTCGACGACACCGGTGCCCAGCCCGCCGCGTCCGACCCCGCGCCGGTAGCGTCCGCACACGAACCTACGGATGCTGCTTCGGGCGTCGCGGACGGGTTGCCCGCAGACATCCTTGACTCCCTGAAGGCGGTGCCCGCCCCCTCCGGAGCGGACCCGGCCGAGCGCCCGGACAGGAAATGGACGGAGGGCTTCGACCTGGACCTGCCCCAGGACCACCGGGCCAGGATCGCCCCGCTGGACGTGGTCACGGAGAAGGCTTGGCGCGAGATCCGCGTGCGCCTCGGCCGCGCCGAGCGCGCCGGCAACGACATCGCCCAGCTGTTCGCGATGAACGACCAGGTCGCCGCCCTGCTCATCGGGATCCTGGTCAAGTCGTGGACCCGCGCGGAGCCGCTGCCACTCACCTACGCCGCGATGCTCGCCCTGCCGCGCACCACCGTAGTCGCCCTCGAGCGCACCGCCGCCGACGCGCTGAAGATCCTTATGACGGGGTTCGGCCCGTCCACCGACCCGGCATCCCCTACGCCGCCCTCGGCCGACTTGAGCAGCTAGCCGAGGGACGCGACCCCGCCCTGATTCTCGGCTGGGTGCCGGATGCGGAGATGACCGACTGGTGGGCGGCAGACCGCTTCGGCTGGGACCCCGAGCAGGTGGCCCGTGCCCCCGCGCAACGCCTCAAATGGCTGCAGGCCATCGACGCGCGCATCGCGCGGGTGCGCCACGCGCGCGCCCGCCCCTAAAACACCCTCACCCAGATGCGGGAGGCGCCGTGCCCATCCGGTTCGTCGGCGCCACCGCGTTCCGCGCGGGCCTGGCCGAACTGAAACTACGCCTCGGTGTCGGCGCAGGAACGGGGCTGAAGAAGGCCACCGAGAAGATCGCACAGGACGCTGCCGACTCGATCCGTGCCCGCACGCACGCCACTGGCACGCAGACCCCGTCCCGGCCGGGAGAACCGCCAGCCAATATCAGCGGACATCTCGCCGACTCGATCAGAGCGCAGCCCGTGCGGGTGACCGGGTTCGGCCACTACGAGTCTGGGGTCGGCGCCGATGCGGCGTATGCCCGCATCCAGGAGCTCGGCGGGGAAACCGGCCGCGCCCACACCACGACACTGCCGCCGCGCCCGTTCATCCAACCCGCGATCGACCGGTACGCGGTGACGGTGAGCGACGAGGTCGCGGACGCGATCACCAACGCCCTGAACGCCTGACGCCCGTACCTCAAGGGGGTGGGTCCGTATGGTGCTGCCCCCGATCCTCGGCCTGATCGTCATCTCCTCCAAGGAGGCGATCGCGAACGTCGACGCGTTCGAGGAGCGTGTCGGCGCCGCTGAGGCGTCCACCAGCAGGTTCGGGAAGTTCGGAGCCGCGGCGATGCTCGCGGTGGGCCTGAGCACGGTGGCACTGGCCGGGCGCAGCGTGCAGATGGCCGCGGACTTCCAGACGTCGATGACGAGGCTGGTGACCTCTGCCGGGGAGACGCGCGCGAACCTCGGCATGATCTCCGACGGGGTCCTGAACCTGTCGGTGTCCACCGCCACCACGACCGACCAGATGTCCAAGGGCATGTACACGGTCGAGTCGGCCGGCTTCCACGGTGCGGCCGGGCTGACCGTCCTCAAGGCGGCATCCGAGGGAGCCAGGGCCGAGGGCGCGGACCTGACCGAGACAAGCAACGCATTGACTAGCGCGCTGACGGCATATCACCTGCCTGCCGCCGACGCGGTGGCGGTCACCGACCAGATGGTGGCCGCAGTCGGCGCAGGCAAGATGACCATGCAGGACTTCTCATCGAGTCTTGCCGCCGTCTTGCCGATTGCCGCAGCCGCGAAGATCAACTTCTCGCAGGTCGCAGGCGCGGTCGCAACCATGACCGCGCAGGGCATGTCGGCGCAGCAGGCCACCCAGGACCTGGCGAACACCATCGGCGCACTGCAGAACCCCAATGCCGTCGCGATCAACGAGATGCAGCAGCTCGGCCTGAACTCCAACCAGGTCTCCCAGGACCTCGGCACCAAGGGCCTGACCGGCGTGCTGGGCGAACTCACGCAGGCGATCACCGCGAAAATGGGCCCCTCGGGCCTGATCCTGATGAACGCCTTCAATCAGTCCACGTCTGCGGCGCAGGACGCGAACACGATGCTCAAGCGGCTGCCAGCCAGCATCCAGTCCGTCGCCCAGGGCTTCCTTAACGGAACCGTGACCACCAGCCAGTGGCGCGCCGCAGTGAAGGACCTGCCTGCAGACCAGGCAAACCTCGCTCGGGAGTTCGCCACCACCGCCAACCGCGCCGGAGGGTTCAACGCGCTGCTGCGCTCCGGCAGCCCCGAGGCGCAGACCTACACGGCGGCCCTGGCGAAGCTGACCGGCGGCAGCACGGGACTGAACACGAGCCTGATGCTCACGGGTTCGAATCTGGCGACCTTCCAGGCCAACACCAAGACCGTCGCGGACGCCGCGAAGGGAGCCGGCTCGGACGTCAACGGATGGGGCGAGATCCAGGACACCTTCAACTTCCGGATGCAGAGATTCCGGGAGGTTCTGGAGACCACCGGTATCAGGATCGGCACCGCCCTGCTGCCGCCCCTCAGCGCCCTGATGGGATTTGTCGGCTCGCACATCGGGCTGTTGGAAGCGCTTGCCGCGGTGATCGGTGCGGCTCTGACCGTCGCGGCGGTCAAGTGGGCCGCGTCCCTGGTGCAGGCGTCGATCGCCACCACGAAGCAGACCGCAGTGCTCGCCCTACAGAAGATCGGGCTGCTCGGGACCGCCGCAGCCGAGGGCGAGGCCACCGTCGCGCAGGAGGGCCTGAACCTCGCGATGCTGGCCAGCCCGGTCGGGCTCGTCGTCGCGGGGCTGGCGTTGCTGGTCGGCGGGGTCGTTTACCTGTGGACTCGCGTCAAAAGCTTTCGGGACTTCTGGGTCGACGCGTGGCACCTGATCTCCGGCGGTGTGTCCGCGGCGTGGGCCTGGGCGAAGAAGTACTTCGACCTGATCGTTGCGGGCACCGGCATCGGGTTGATCATCGATGCAGCCACAGTGCTGGCCAAGAGCTGGAACGCCGTGTGGACCGGGATCGGCGCCGCCGTCGCCTGGGTATACAACCACACCCTCAAGCCGATCTTCGACACAATCGGCTCGGCGATCCGCGGCATCACTTCCGGGATCTCCGGCATCAGCCGGGTCGCCTCCTCCATTGGCAGCTTCTTCGGCTTCGACGAGGGCGGCTGGGTGCCTGGAGCCCCCGGAGCCCCGATGCTCGCGGTCGTACACGGCGGCGAGTACGTTCTGTCCGCAGACATGATTGCGGGGCGGGCGCAGATCGACCCCGAGGCCACGGCGGCCCACGTCGCCTCCCTCACCGGAGGCGGAGTCGGGGGAACCACCCCGCCCACGGGTGCTGCCGCGGGGGGCGGTGGAACCTTCGCCCCGGTGTACGTGGTCAACAACATCGCTGGATCGATCATGTCCGAAAGAGACCTTGTTGCCGCCACCCAGCAGGGCTTCCTGCGCTTGGGCAACCGGCGGCCAGCCGCGTACGCGGGGTTCCGGCGGTAGCGCCGCGCGGCCCCGCGGCCGAGGTGCGGCAGCGAGAGCCTCGGCGATACCGGTCAGGCCTTCGGCGATTTCAACGCCAGGCGCGCTTGCTCCCAGACCGGCTCGAGGACCTCGCGGTACTGGTCGTGCCGAGCTTTGAAGGCGTCGCGGTGGTCGCTCGTGACGTCGCCGGACCGGATCCACCGGGTGCCGTCCCAGTCCATGGCTCGCGCGTGAAAAAGGAATGCCTTGGCCTTGTCTGCGACCTGCTCGGGGCCGAGGACCTGCACCGTGCTCTCGGCGGCGGACATTTCGGCGTAGAGCTGAGCCACCCGCGCCAGCATGGCCTCGGTCTTGCTGCCGACTTCCACGGCTTCCGACAGCTCACGCCAGGCATGCTGGAACGCTCGGGCTGCGGACACCAGGTCCGTGTACGCGCGGCGGCGGCCCTCCAGCAGCCATTGCGCGTGTGCCGCCTTGATCTGCGCCCGCGAGGAGCGTGCGGCAGTGAGGTTTCCGATCACGGTACCCATCACGCCGATAGCGGAGCCGAACACTGCCGCAGTCCCGGAATCCATCCGACAAGTATCGGCCCTGAGATGCGGTAGCAGGGGTCGCAGTATGTCCACACGCCCCGCGGTGCGCGCTACTTCACCACTCCGGCGGGTCCGGCGCCGGACAGAAGGAGCTTCGCGCTCTCCACCGGCTGCGGCGTCTGGCTAAACACGAGCCCCGTAAGCATCAACGACGCGGCGATGTAACCCGCGTGGCGACTATTCGAGCTCTCGGCCACCGCCAGCCCTGAGGCGACGATAAAGGCGCCCAGCACCCGCTGACGTAGCAGCGACAGCCAGGCGGAACGCCGCAGCCGGTGGA